TGCGCCGAGATTTGCGCCCAGTTGCCCGTCTTGCCGGTAACGGCTCGACCGCGAACTTTAAAAACAACATCACGCACCTGCCCGCCGTCGGCTCTCATATCCGCCTGTGTGTAGGTGTAGCTGTTGTCAACAATACCGCTGATAGACCGTAAACGGCGTTGGCTGTTGCCTGCGTAGATTTCCACGTCGTAGGTATCCGCGCCGTCCAGCTTATCCCAAGCGATAACCGCTTCTTTTCCGTATGCCCAAGATGATGTCAGGCGTAGATTTTGGATTTGCCCAAGCGGCGCGCCCTTGATGGTGTAGGAATACGCAGGAACAGACGCCAAATCTTGAATGCCGCCACTGAAAACGTTGTACGAAACCAGTTTGACCCAAACAGTCCGACCAATCCAGTTACGCGGGACGGCATATTTGAACAATGCTTCGTCAATGCGCACGAACTTACTGCCCGCCGCATGGGCGTCGATAGCCGAACCATATGCGCCGCGTGTCAGATTACCTAGCGTATAACGACCCACGCCTTTTAATTCGGCGTTTGCGTATGCCAAAAACTCGCCGTCAACGTAGCACAACGTCAGCAAATCGCGGCTGTCCTGCTCCGTGCCGCCTGTCATCTGACCTGCGGAAATTTCTACGTTCAGGGTATTAGTACGGTCGAAAACCGCACCGCTTGGCAAAGCAGCCGTCAGCGAACCGAAACGCGCTTTGTGATTGACCGCACCGACGCGGGTGTAGCTGTCGCTGTCTGTCGATACCCACACTTCCGCACCGCCCCACATATCGCCGCCGGCGGTTGCCATCCAAATTTGCGGTTCACCGCCTGTCAGTTGCAACGGTGCTTCGAAAATAACGGGCACATGGGCGTTACCCGGCGAAACGTTGTAGTCTGCCGAATAGCCCAAAGACGGCTGCGTCGGGTATTCTGACGTTGTGTAAACGCCGACAGGGTAGTCTTCTGCCTTGATAGAGAGGACACCCTCTTCATCCTCTTCAATTTCCGTGATTCGGACGGGCGTTTTATTCAAACCAAGCCCTGCGTCAGTCAGGGTTACAATGTCCATCGGTTCAAGCAGGCAGTATTTCCAGCCAAGCTTAAACTCATATTCATTGCGGACATACAGGGCGCGCTGCAAGAGTTGCTGGGCTACTTTTTGCGCGACCTTGCTGTTACAGATACCGTGCATTTTGACGGCTTCTTTCGGGCGCAATCCGTACTGCTCGATGTTCGCTTGGTCTTTCACTTCAGCGATGGCGACGTTGTAGTCATTATCACGGTCGAGATACTCGACTTGGATTTGATTAAACGCGTCGGCATTGGTTTTTCGCTCGACGCTTACAGGGTCTTCCGCGCCTGAGACGATAAAATCGTCATCGGTCAGGTCGTATAACGCCTTGTTGTCGGCAACATAGACCGCACCGTTGCCCGAATAATTGCCGTCGCCGTAGGGGACGATTTTCAGACGACCTTGCGAAAACACCGCTGCGCTATTGGTCTGCTCCAGCAGTTCGGAAATGTTCCGTTGCGCCTCGCCCTGTTCTGTGTAGGCGGGGCTTAGAAAAATACCGACCGCGCGGCAATAGTTGCTGTATCGGTCGGTATCGCCAATGCTGTCAACGGGAAATCCGCAGCCGTAGCGTTGGTTTGTCAGCAGGTCTCGGATAATTTCGCGCGGGTTTGCGTCGGGAATGTTGCCGGAGTAGCCCAGTTTCCCGATGACCTCGAAATTGTGTTGGTAGATTTGCGCGGATTTCGTCAGTTCGTAATTTGGGCTGCACAGGTAGGCGGTGCCGGAATAGTTCAAGGCTTGGTTTTGGTGCTTCGCCTGCGCCAAATGCGTCCACAACGGCTGCTCGTCGCCGCCGCGCATAAGCGTTAGGCGCAATTGTGCCAGCGAATCGAACTTTTCCTTATCACGCCAAATACGACCGACTCCTTGAATTTCACCCTCACATAAAGCAAGCATGACGGCGGCTTCGTAGGTGTAAGCAATATCGACTTGCTTCACACCGCCGCCGCCTTTGCCGCCTTGCTGTGTCGTGGTTTTGTTTTCTATGGTGACAAAGTCGCCGTACCAAATCAGGTTTCCGGCTACACGGGTTCTGCCGTAGATGACAGGCAGGGTAAGCCCTTGTGATGACTGTTGCACCTGTAACGATAAAATCCGTTCTTCTGCCGATGTAATGGTTGATGATTTACCGCCCATAGAAAACCTCTAAATATCAATCTACTAAATGCGCCTCATACCACAAGCCAAGCAAAGAGCCTGCGTAGTTGGTTGCAATATCAAAGCCTGTTTCCGTCGCGTTTGCCTGATAGGTCAGCCGTGCTTGTACGGTTACCAAGTCCAAAGTCACTTTGACAAACGGTTTTTTGCTGAACGGTTTTTTAAACTTGACCGTCATAAATTCATTGTTTGCGGGATTGGTCAGGAAGTCCGCCCGCGCGATATACGCCGCCTGATACTCTTTGCGGGTATCAGCAATTTCATCGATACGCGCCACGGCGGCGGCAAGTTGTTTTCGCAAGTCGCTGTCGTCGTATGTTGCACCACCACCCTTAGGCAGGTCGGAAAGTTGCTTCTTGACGGCTTCCAGTTCTTTTTTGATTTCGGCGTCGTCATACGGCGCGCCGCTCGGCAAGGCTGCCACTGCCTGCTTGATTCGTGCCAATTCCTGTTTGATTGCCGTGTCGTCATAACTGCCGCCGCCACTGCCGCCACTGCGACCACCGCCCAGCCCGTAGGCTGATACTTCAATGTTCATTCAGTACCTCCAACGTAAAAAATTTCACTTCGCGCCCGTCAAGTTCGGGTTGATTAATGTCGTCCAAAACCACGCCGCGCCCAATGTAGCTGTGAATAATTTTGCCGTCGCCCACCAAGATGGCGGAATGACTAAACGTGCGCCCAAACTTCCACATAGCGATGTCGCCGGGCTTCGGATCGTCCGTCTCTTTGCAAAACTTGGCGATGACCTCTAAATACCGCTCCGTATCGCGGTGCAGGTGCCAATCGCGGGAATATTTAGGCGGCGTGAAGTCATCGGGGACGATACCGACCGTGCCGTAAACTCCGACAAGCAGCATGGCGCAATCCACGCCCGCGCCCTTGACCATTGCGAAATGATGGTAGGGCGTACCAAGCCATGACCGCGCTTCTTCGACAATCTGTTCTCTTAAATCCATTTCAGACGACCTCTAAACCACCGTGTCAGCGGACGGGATATACGGGAATCCGCGAAAATGCACGACGTTGTCAAATTTGTTTTTACAGGTGTCCTGACGCTTGTTGCAACCGGGATAAACCTTAAACACATCGCCTGCCTGCGGCGGGTAGGGCAGGCGCAAGGCAAATTCAAACGTATTGCCGTTGTGCGCCTTGACCGTCCTGCTCAAGCCTGCGTTTCGCCCGCTCGTGAACTTAATCACGCCCTGCGAGAACCACCCGTCAGGCTGCGTCAGATTGTGTTTTAGCGCATTGCCTGTTTGGCTGTTTTCGGTTACGCGACCGTCCACCGTGAATTTCTCACGGTTGACCTTGCAGCCCTCGTCATAGAGCGTCCTCATGCAACCTGCCTGATAAATGTTGCGTGGACTGGAAACGTTCAAAAGCTCGATGTCGGATTTCACATCGACCTTTACAGACGACCTACTGCCCGACACATCCGAAACACGACCGGAAAAGATATTCACAGCACCAACGGGGCGAAGTTCGGCAAGAGAGCCGTTAACATCGGCAACCGACCGCAAATCAACGCCTGAAATCCTGATGGAATCAGACGTTTGGTATCGTGCCTGTAAAATCAGGCTGCGTATTTCCTTGACCGTCTTACCTGCGGGGATTTGGTGTTTTGCCGAAATGCGATCAGACAGTGTTTTTGTACTACCGCTGACCGCCTCTTCGTACCAGCAGCCAAAATAGCCGATGGAATTGTCGGTATAGGTTACAGACAATTCGGCACCGATGCGCGGATAGGGCTTGCCATAGATTGACGTTGCATTTTCAAGCGCAATGTCGTATGACAAAACAAACTCATTCGGCAAATCGCCGCGAACTTGCAGCGTTTTGGTCTCGGTTCGGTTCACGCCCGACACCTCTAGGATTGCGGTTGCGTCCTCCACCATGTTGCCGATAGATGAAGCACCGACACCAAAGAATACGCGGTCTATCTTGACCCGTGCGCCATCTAACACGCCACCCAAAGCAGCTTCAGCCCATTGCAAGCCCTCAAGCCTGTAATCGGGGTCGGAGGCGATTTGCAGGGTATTGGAATCCACGTCTAAGCCGACAGCGATACGGGTTGCACCGCGCTTGATAATCAGCTTATGCGCCTCGTAGGTCTGTCCATCCCAAACGACGGGCATATCTGCGCTGGTATGGCGCAGCACCTGCCCACCTGAAAGCGTGATGGTGTATAAATCCGCCATCTGAAATTCATCGCTGCCGTGCAGCAAATCAATCAGTTCTTTTGTCGCTGTCTTCATAACTTGACGCTCGTAAATTCAATCTTTTTGGCTGCCCACAAGCTGCCCAAAACGTTTTCAAAATCTACCGTATCAGAGGTAAACCTCACGCGGAAATAAAAACCGCCCGTCCATGTAATGGGACGTCCCGGCGTTTGCGGTGTATTGAAAACCAAGACACCTTTGTCAGTAACGGTGTAATCCCGTCCGTACGTCAAAGCCACGCCGCCCACTTTGACAGCGGGTCGTTCTTTGACTGCCAAGACAGGCTCAATAAAACCGCCCATCGAACGGACAAGCTGATAGCGCGTAACGCCCTGCACCGTGTTTCCGATGGGCTGGCCGGTTACCGCGTTGTCGGTCGGGTCTTCGTAAAGGAAACTTTCGAAGCTGCCTTTGCGGGCATTAAAGAATCCCGCCAGTTGCTCCAATTCGTTTACAGACGCTTTTGTCCGCAGCACCTCAAACGACAGCGAAAACCGCCATTGCGGGTAAGTGTAGTAGGCGGTTCGCAGTTCTCGACCGCTCGCTGATTTTTGCGTACCGGTACTCCACACCGCCGTTTTCTTCCGCCCCCACTTCAAGCCGGGGAACGTGGGAAAAATCGCATTGCCCATTTAGATGATTCCTTTCGCTTTCAGTAAGGCGTTAAATTCGTCTTCAGACAGTTCGTTACCGCCAAGCATATTGATGGCTTCGGCTTCGTCCGCTTCGCTTTGTACAACGCCCGACGACGGCTTGATACCCATGTACGAGGCGACCAAGATATGCACAGGGGGATGTTCGCGCCAATACTCGTTCAGATGCTGTATGCGCGGCAAATCCAAGTTGTCGGCGACGTAGTCCCACGTCCACCCCGTAGAGGCGCAGACGTGAGCAATCATCGCGCCGAAACTCAGTCCGCCGCCTGAACTTCCCCCGCTTGTGCGGCTTCCTGTTCTTTGCGTTTCAAACCCGAAACGTCCATCACGGCGGCAAACACTTCATTCATGTTGCCGATGTCGATTAAGTCGGCGACTTCTTCGCGCGTCATGTCGGGATAGTTGCGACACATGGCGGCATAGGCGCAGTCAATAACGGTAGAGATTTGTTTTGCGTCTTGGACGTTGCCGTCAAACGTACCGATACGTTCTTGCAACTGCTCCAGCGCGCCAAGTGCGATAGGTGGGATAACGTAATTTGTGCCGTTCAGTTCAACGGTTACGCCTTTAATTCGTACTGTCATTTTTGTTTCCTTGGTTCAGGTCAAATAAAAAGACCGCCCTTTCGGACGGTCTGACGGATTACTCTTGAATCCACAACGTGCCGACTTTAAAGCCCGCTTCATCGGTTTGCGCCGTGAAGTCGATTTCAGGGACAGAAAAGTCGTCGTTTTTGGTTGAGAACAAGCCCAGTTTACCGCTGGTTACGCTTTCCAGTTCCAGCAGGGCTTTTTTGCCTTTGAACTGTGTCAGGTATTTCAGTTTAAAGGTCGGCGTGTTACCCATCGCTAAGTTAGTCAGTTCAAGTTTCTTGGCTGACGGCATGGTTTGGGTGTAGGTAAAGCTCGGATAGACGGTCTTGCCCTTATCCGCTTCAGCAAAGGTGTATAAACCTGTTGCAGATACCATGTATTGACCCGCCTGCGGATTGCTGGCGACCTTGATGTATGCCGTGCCGTCGCTACCCATCACGCCCGCGTCCTCAACGAAGTGTCCGCCATTCGGCGCGGCTGCTTGTACGGTATATGCGCCGCTTGATGGAATCGCTTTGCCCGTTACATCCGCCCAAAGGGCTTTCATCGTACCGGTCGCATATTCCGCGCCGAAGAACAGGGTATTCAGGGCGAGACCGTTAATCAGTGCGCCTTTGAATTTACCCGACACTTTGACCTTACCTTGCGCAACCGCCAAAGCAAAGCGGTTTTGACCGTAGAACTCTTTCAGTTCTGCCGACAAGTCAACAGACATTTCTTGCAAGCCCATGATTCGCACGGGCGTTGCGTTCTGTACATAGTTGCCATAGGCATCCGTAATCATTTCAGCGAACACTTCGCCACTACCAAACGTCAATTGCATGACATTTCCTTTCCAAAATAAAACCGCATTACGCGGCGCAAATCATAATCGGGATAATACAGACCGCCTGCTCGCCAAGCGTTCCTTCGTCTGTTTCCACTGTACCCTCGACGCGGCAATACTCAATGTCCGCACCATCGACCACCAAAGCCGTCTTGCCCGTGATAGGGTGGACGGCGTTCACGGTATCGCACACCGCGTCAATCAGTGGATTCATAATGGGCGCGGGCGGCTCGCCTGATGTTTGGACGTACAGATACACATCGACGCGCAAAATCCACTTGGTTTCCTGCCCTGTCAACGTTACTGCCTGCATATCGCCCTGCGCCATGAATAACGCGGGCTGGTCGTAGCGTTTCACGTCGTTCCAGTGCAACAGTTTGCGGCTTTTGGTTACAAAGCCGTCCAATGCGTCCAGCTTTGCCCACAGCGCGGAATAAATCGCTTCGCGGTTCATCGCAATGCCCCCTCAATGGATTTTTGCAAATCCGTTTCAATCATCGGCTTCATGTCGCGCAAAGCCGACCGCAGGAACGACCGTTCAGGCAGGCGGACATTACGGGAATGCGCGCGCACCTGAACGTATCGCGGAGATTTCAGCGGGCGTCCGAACGCTTGGCGAACCTGCCGCAAAGAGGCTTTCACATTGACCGTCCCGGCAAAACCATATTCATGTGCCTTGCCGTAGCGGACGTTCGTGTTTACCTCGCCGATTACCGCGCCGCCCGAACTGGTTACCTGTTGATGTATCGACCGACGCAGATTGCCCGTCCGTACATTCAACACCTGCCCCGACAAGCGGTTTTGCATAACCTCACGCTGCAAACGTAACGCCGACCGACCGACAGACTGCACAATAGCCGTCTGAACTTTGTCGCCGTAGGAACGCAACACCGCTGCCAAAACATCGCCGCCGATAAACTCCATCCTAAGCATTACACGCCTTTCCGTTTGTACTCGTTGAGTATCGCAAACGCAGACGGCGGCATACCGCCCGAATCGCTGAACGTAGAAAAAGCGATGGTCTCGCCTGCAAGCGTTTTCGACTGCACGCCCTTGTTCTCGATTTCGTTCATCCGCTGCGTTGCAATAATCAAGATGGCTTCCTGAATATCGGCGGGTATGGTTTCATAGCCCGCGCGGTACGACACCTCGACGTTTCGGATTCCCTGTGCGAAACAGGCATGACGAATCAGCAGCCAGTTATCAAAATCCCAGTCGTTCGCCATACGCCCGTTGATTTTCACGGACGATACGGACAGGACGGGATATTGATTCAGGACGATACGGTTTTTGCCGTTGCCGTTGTAACGCTCGACGTAGTCCGCCGCTTTCAGTTTGCGCCCGATGTAGGCTTCAACAGCCGCCGATACCCCGTCAAGCAGGGTTTGAAAATATCCGTCCTGCTTGTCGTGGGTAACGCCTAGCCGCTGTTTGAACAACTCAAGAGAGACAAGGGCGGTCATCGTTATTCAGCCTTTTCAGGTTCGGCGGCTTGCTCGGCTTCAGCCTGTTCGGCTTCGGCAAGCTCTACCGCCTCAACAGGTTCGGCTTGTTCGACTGGCTGCTCTGCTGGCTGCTCGGCTTTCGCTTTGCGTCCGCGCTTGGCTTTTTCAGGCTCTTCAGTTTCGGCAGTTTCAGCCGCAACGTTGCCAAAGCCGAACTGATACAAGAATTGCGCTGCTTCTGACGGCACTTCCACGATGCGGTCTTCGCCCACTGTGTAGCTTTGGCTGCCAAAGGAAACATCGGTAAAGCCTTCGGGGGCTTGTAATTTAACCATTTCTGTCATTTCGATTCTCCAAAAGAAAAAGCCGCCTAAATTCAGACGGCCTTGTTAGGATTAGGCGGCGTTGGTAATCATACCAAACGCAGGCATGAACATACCTTGCAACACTTCGTCAGCGTAAACGCCATATTCATACATACGGGTACGCAGCGGCCATTCAATTTGATAATACTCTTGGCGCGTGCGCACTTGCAGCAGATTGCCGACACCTTGAACGTAGGCAGGCAAACGGCTCGAGTAGAACAGGTAAGTACCAGCCGGCAAGTTCGGGTGTACCACGATGTTCAATTCGTCGCCTGTGATTTTGTTCAGGTACGAGCCGACCACCACGCCTGCGCGGATGTTCGCGGCATTGTCGATGTCCACTTTCAGCTTAATCAGCGGCGCGCCACCGTTGCCGATAATCAGTTTGGTCAGCGCAGCCAAGTCGCGGGCGTTGACGTAGATGGTATCAGGGGATACTCGGTATTTAGTGAAGAAATGCGCGAACGCTTCTTCAAACTCATACACACCGCCTGCGCCGTCGGAGGTCAAGCCGTTGCCTTTGTTGTCAGACCAGAACGCGCCTGAATCAGGCAGGGCGATTTGGGTCAACAAGCCGTCAAATTCCAAAACGGAAGTGGAATTGTCTTCAGACGGCAGGGAAGCAGCGGTTTGAGTACCCTCGGCGTCTGCCAAGATGTCCACTTTAGCGGCAGTGGTAATCGCGCCCAGTTTTTCAGAGCCAGCCGCGCCCCAGTACCAAGCGTAGGCAACCGCGCCGCGAACGGCTGGAATCATAGCGGTTACTTTTTTACCTGTACCAACACCCGAAACGGAGGCCGCCGCTGATTTTTGGGCAGAGCCGCCGCCGAATGTATCGGTAGTGCCGTCAGCGTTTTGGCGCGTGATTTTGGCAGGGACTTGAGCAGTTTTGATGTTCAGGCTTTGACCGATTGCGCCGTTATTTGCGCCTGCTACGTCCCAGTACGCCTGCAAGCCCAAAGCCACGCAGACAATGGACAGGGTGGACGTGCTGATTTTGCCCAGAGTGTCGTTAGATGCGACAGCGGTCGGGGTAGGGGTAACGCCTGCTTTCAGGCTGGTGTTACCACCCAGCAAAATCATTTCTTCAGCAACCATAGTCGCTTGCAGAGTTTGGGCAACCGCCAACGCTTTTACGTCCTCGAAACCGCGTGCCGCGTAATCCGCTTCAAAGGTTACTTGGTTTTCCAAGCCGATGGCGCGGAATTGGGCGTTTCGTTCAACGATTTCATGGTTGATGACACCGCCGCGTTTACCTTCGCTGATACCTGCGCGTTGGTTGCCGACGTTGATATTAGTGATGGCTTTCCAGTTTGACCCGATGGTGCGACCGCCGCCCACACGGGGGATACGGTTACGCAACGGGGTCAATACCGGATAGAGTTTTTGAGACGGCGCGGAAAGGTCATAGGTTTGCAGACCAGTGGTAAAACTGGTCGGCTGAGTAAAACCTTTATTCAGCGGCTCGCCGCCTGCTTGCGCTGATTTCATCAGTTCAAGCGTTTCTTGAGTGATTTGATTCACGTTCATTTATAAAGCTCCCAAAAAATAAAAAACCGCCTGTAAGCGGTGTTACAGACGGCCTGCGTGTGCTGCCTTGACGAGTGTTGCCACATCATCAAGCGAACCGTCATTCTTTACAATCGGCTGAAAACCGTTTAAAGGGTCTTCACCGTTATCTTCTGCCTTACTGATAGCTTTAGTGCTACCTTTCGGCGGGGCTGCCTGTTTCTTCAGGCTTTCGATTTCCGCCTGAGCTTTGGCAAGGGCGTCATTCGATTTCTTCAGCGCGTCTTGCGCTTTTGCCAATTCGTCCGCCGATTCGGCTTTGGCAAGGTCGTCTGATTTATCGGCTTTGGCTGCCAAACCATCGACCAGCTTGTCGGCTTCGCTTACCGTCAAGGCTTTCAGCGATTCGGCGAGGCTGCCCGCTGATTCTTTGATTTGCGCGATAACAGCCACGTCCACATCGTCATAGATAGCGTCCTCAATCAGCCATTTCAGTGACGCCAACACATCGGCTAACGATTTGACTTGCCACATCGATTTAGCGACAGGCTCGTCTTTCGACTTTTCAGCTTTCGCCAAGACCGCTTTCAAGATGGCGATTTCAGATGCGGACAATTCGACGCTTGCCGATTTCTCAGCTTCGTCTTTCTTGTCGTCTTCTTTGTCATCTTTCTTATCGCCGTCTGCCTTTTCGGCATCGTCGGCGGACGTTTCATCGGCTTTGTCGGCTGACTCGTCGTCCTTATCTGCCGTTTCTTCATCGTCTTTGGGCTTGTCCGCCTTAAAGCAGGTAAACACCGCGTCGGGATTAGCAGGGCGGTCAACAAGGCTGATTTCTGTCAGCTTCAAGCCCGTAATTTGCGACTTATTCAACTCGTCGCGGGCGGTAACGCTGCCGCCGATTGAAAAGCCTTTGTAAACGCCTGTTTTGACTTTCGTCACGGCAACAGGGTCAACGATATGCGCGCCAAAGAACGTGCGCCCGTCGTCTTCTACATTAATCTCAATAGCCGTTCCCGCCGCGTTTGAGCCGTGCATTTCACGCACCGCGCCAAACTTCATATAGTCGGGAATGGCCGCTTTCATAGCTTCCGCCGCGATGACTTCGCCGTCCGAATCGACCGCTTCGCTTGAGGCGTAACCCCAAACTTTGACGGTGCCGTCGTCCTGCGCTTCCATCTTGGCGATTTCTGCGTATAACTTTGCCATTCTGTACTCCAAAAAAAGCCGCCCCCGTAAAGAGAGCGGCAAACCCATCACTACCACCAGTAAAAACTAAACTTTTGGCATATCATCTGCCAAAACAGGCACGACCGTACATCTGCAATTAGGGTGGGCAGGCGGTGTCATGCCGCCATGTGCGAAATGCTCATGCAGCCCAATCACGCCCATCTTGCCGTTGGTGTTGCAGATTTCTGATACCTTGTCGTCTTCAGCGGTTATCCACCGCTTTCCGGCAACAAGCCCTGTTTCCGCCCAGCCTATCAAGTTGCCTGTGTTATCCGCTATCGCCGTCTCAGTTCGGGCAATGGTACGGGCGCGGGCATTACTAAAGGCATGGGATTCTTTCAGGCGACCCGCCAACTCCTGCACGCTGTCGCCGTTTTGCATGGCCTCGACCACTTGGGCGCGTATCATTTCGCGCGTTCCCTCTGTGATTTGCCACTCGGCGGCAGGATTTTGGATAAGCTCGCCGCCTACCCACTTCATGCCGACCATTTCGGCGGCGCGGTCATGCGCCCATTTGACGGCACGGCTGCGGATGTTCGTAATCATGCCGACAGCAGGGTCAGGCATAACCTGCAACAAAGCGGCAACCGCCCCATCTTCCGCCGCGCGTCTGATTATCGGCTCGACCACATCGGACAAGCCCGCCCAGTCACCAAAGTCCAAACCGTCGGTAACGATTTTCGCTACCCGGTTTAGCTCGGCGATCAGGTCTTCAGCCTGCCAGTCAACAGCAGCACCATCAATCAGCGCGGCGATTTGCCCAGCCAAGCCGTCCACGCGCGTCAGCAAATAAGCCTCAATAAGCGCGGCGGCTTCGGCTTCGCTCATTGGGCTTTCCGACTTTCCCAGCTTTTCGGCTTCTTGGTTCGGCTGCTCTTCGGGCTGTTGGTCGTCTTGCTTATTTGGTTCAGGCTGTTCTTGTTCCGGCAACGGCTCTTTGCCCAGTTCGGCGCGGATTTCGTCGGCGGTTAAAATGCCTGCGTTTTTGTAGATAGCGTAGATTTCTGCCTGCTCTTTCGGGTTGAGTGATTCCTCTTCCTTCCAGACAAACTCATACGCCGCCATATCCATATAACGGGCAAGTACGTCATCAATCAGGGCTTTTACCCAGTTCTTCAGACTGCTCATGCCGTCGGATAACGACTGCTCACGGCTCGTCTCTGCCACGCTTCGGTTTACCTGCGCCACGAACGGCGTAGGCTCGACGCTAAACGCAAAGCAGACGACGCGTGCCAGCCATTCATCGTAAACGTCTTTCAACGGCGGCTGCTTCGTCTCCTTAAAGTTTCGGGATAATTCACCCGGCACGAAACGCATTTTGCGCCGTTCCGCCGTCTCGCCCGATAACAACAAATCCCAGTATTCTTGGAAACGTTGAATTTCGTCAGCCGACCACCCTTCAGGTACGCCGACCAAAGCATCGGGAACGCTTCCCGCCGTGTAGTATTCCAGCGCGTGAATCTGCCGTTTTAAGGCGATGTTCACGGTCATAATGATTTGCTCGACGGGCGAATAGCCGTAAACCTTGTAGCTTCGGTTGTTGCGTGAGCGGTAAATCAATTCGTCCGCCGTGTAATCGACCGCCGCCATGCCGTGTAGGATTTGCTGATACGCCGTTTCGGGCGGCAATGGCAGACGGCCTGTATTGTCCAATACGCGCTTAATCGTCGCCCCGTCTATCACTTCAAGGGCGTACAAGTCGCCGCCCAGTGTTTTACGCGGATAGATGCACGGCGCGTCAATGACGAATAGGTCTTCCAGTAAGATGCGCAGCCAGTCTGACCAAGTATGTTCTTTGTCGGGCGACTGGAAGAACGCAATGGCTTCATCGACCTTTTGGTCTTTGCGCTGCGATTCGTTGCTTGCTGTTGACGCAATGTCGCGCTTTTGGATTGTCCATTGCAGGCCCTCCATTTGGTCTTTGCGCTTCTCAATAACCAACCGCAATACGTCGTAGTTATCAGCAAGGGCGCGTAATTGTGCAAAGCCTATCGCCTCACGTTCGCGCGGCTTGGAATGCCCTACGTTGTAAAACGGCTCATAATCGAACCGCCGACCCTCTGCCTGTTGTGCAACAGGGGCTAAAGGCTCGCCCGCGTCAAACCATCCGTCCGCGTTGCCGGTAAAGGCGTAACGGACACCAGCGGCAACGCGGGCAATAAAGCCCTGTGATAATGGTGTCTTTTTACTCATTTGTTTGCCTCGACCTGCGAACGCAGGTAATCAATCATCCCTGTTCGGGTGTCCAGTAACTCGCTAAATGCACGGCTCAAACAGTCGATTTGGTCGTCGTGCTGCCCGTTTGGGAACATCCGCATTTCTGAAATCAGCGCGTCTGTGTCCCATGTGCCGTCATCCAATACCATCACATTACCGATGTTGACCTGTGCGGCGAACGGCTCGGCGCGTGTTACCTTGTCGCCCGATTCAGGGCTTGCAGATACAGAAAAACCCGCCAGCTGACGGGTTAGATATAGGGTTTGCGATTTGCCTGCTTGTCCGGGGTCTTGAGGGATAGATACTTTCGTTTTCACGCCGTCTTTTTGCGCTGTGTTGCGTAATATCCTATCCCGTTCATCCGCGCCATACTGACCGCGCACGACGTTGGCGATGATGTACCGCCCGTCTTCTGTTACGCCAAGCCTGCCGCCTGCCGTGTAGTCGCCGTCGTTTGCAGTGGACGCCAAGTCCCATCCGCGCACCCATCTGATATTCCCAGCGGGCAGGGCTTTCACAAATTGCAGATTATCAGGTTTGAACGTGCCGCCATCGGGCGGGGCAGGGCGTTGTAAATACTGCCCAGCAAACACATACGGCGCGGCTTGTTCCATGCGGCGCAGCGTCTCGATGTCGTGTTTCTCAGGCCATAACGCCGTACCGTCTTCCTGAATGGCGGATAAGCACAAATGCTCCCACTCTTCACCGTTGCCGCCGTCAAGTAGCCATCCCGCGATGTCTTTCTCATGTAGCCTTTGCATAATCACGACAATGGGCGTTTCAGGGCTGTTTTTCCGTGATTCCAACGTGTTTTGAAACCAATCAATAACGTTTTGCCGTCTGACCTCGCTTCGTGCTTCGTCAGCCTTATGCAGGTCGTCTAGGATTAGTGCGCCTCCGAAACCGTCTCTATGCTTACCCGCGCCAAAACCCGTGATTGTACCGCCCGTGCCGGTTGCGTACATCACACCGCCGGCGGTCGTCTTCCAGTGATGGCTACTCTCGCTTGCAAGTTCCACACCGGGGAAAATCGCCCGATATTCTTCATGCTGGACAAGGTTTCTAATCTGCACGGAGTTATTTACCGCCAACGTCGATGAATAGCTCGCATGGATAAACTCGCTATCAGGCGCACGACCCATCGCCCACGCGATGAAGTTCACTACCGCAATCTCCGTTTTCGAGTAGCGCGGCGGGATATTGATAATCAGGCGTTTCGTTTCGCCGTTGAAAACACGCTCCAGTGCGTCGCAGATTAGGGCGTGGTGCCTTGCCTGCGTCCACTGGTAGCCTCGCCGCTCTCGAAACATCCACCGTGTGAACATATAGAGATTAATAGAACTTAAATCGCGGATGACCGAAATTTCGGCTTCATTAAACTGCTCTAATGCCATTTTATTTTAAATTCCTTTGGAAGATTAATTAAAAATGGCATTCTAGCCGCTCATAGGATTAGCATTTTATGCTATACCTTTTCCAAAACCTCTTTAGCTATCTTGCGATATTCTTCAGCATCTAGCCTTACCGTCGGCGTCATGCTGCCATCGCTCGATTTAACGTCAAGCTCCGTCTTATCGCTCCATTTCCCACGTTGGCGATTCTTCAGCCAAAAAATAGCAGCAGGCGTGTCAGGCGGGTAATATTTCGTTAGCGGGGTTTGAATAATTTCCCCGCCAACTACACGAATATCTACATCAGGAGCTTCATAGCCCATTGCACGCTGATACAGTCGGTCAGCGACATTTGCATCCGCCAACATCTTTCCTTTTTTTACGGACTCGCAAAACTCTGGGAAATCATGTTTCCATCGGTTGATTGTAGCTTCGTCCACATCAAAAAAATCAGCCATATCATCATCCGTTGCACCCAATAAGCACAACTTCTGCGCCTGTGTGGCATACTCAGGTTTGTATTTCGTCGGACGCCCGATAGGGCGTTTTTCTTTCTCGCTCATATCGAACCTCTCAGAAAAAGAAAGCCGCCCAATTCCGACCTTAATCAGAATTTAGACGGCAAGGAGTGTAAACACAGCAACATAAAAGGGATAGCCCCATACCGATAACGGCAGGGGCTATGTGCAAGAACCGCTTTACAGCCTGTCTTGGCAGGCGACCATTAGGACGGGCAAACGCATTTCACTTGCTCCGCGTTTTTTACAGAGACCAACAAGGAGAGTGGGGCGCGACCCCCTGTTTATTTGGAAGCGTCCGCGTCATCTTCCTCAACGGCTACGCCGCCCCTTTTGCCGTTTGCCAGTTTTGGCACGGCTAGAAAACCTGAGATTCAGGCAGTCTGAAAACGCAAAAACCCGCACATTGTCATGTACGGGTTTTAAAATTCATATCCTTTGGGCGTGCGAAAAGCCCCGCAAGGGTAACGATTCAAATTATACACCTATTGCCGGAAAAAACAACAGGCCGTCTGAAAATTCTTCAGACGGCCTGTTGTTACCTGCGCGTCAAACCGCCGACAGGTTGCGGATTTCGGGCAGCATCGGGCGTATTTTTGCCGCGTGTTCCGCATCGGCGCACTGGCTTAAGGCTTCGAGGGCGTTTGCGGCGGCTTTGAGGCGGATGCGCGTTTCCGACCAGACCGTCCACATCGTTACCGCCTGTTTGCAGCCGAGCTGCCTCAGCGGTAAGGAAACGTCTTTGCCCATTTGGATTGCCCACGCGCCGTATCTGAGGGCGACGGCGAGGTCGTATAGGGCGTTACCGCTTATGGGCAGGGCAGGTTGTGGCGCGGGCAATGGTTCGCGGTCGAGGACTTCGCCGTACAGCACGCCGTTTTCAACTGCCACGCGGCTCATCACGCTTAAAACTTCGGGGAACTGTTCGGCAGGCACTTCTTTGTAGCTGCATCCGAACTTGCTTTTAACGGCAGACCAAAGGGTAATGGCGATACGTGCCTGCGCTTCTTTGGGTGCGGATTTGGTTAGGGCGTTGTGCAGTTTTTTGACGGCTTCGATTTGTTCGCCGGTCAAGCCGTCGGGCAGGGCTTTTGTTGGTTTGGGTTGGATAGCTTTGGGGTGGAAGTATTCGTTTAATACGCGAAAACATTCGCGCTGATACTGCAATAGGCTTTCACGGATTTGTGGTTTTACACGGTTCGCTTCCACACCGAACAGCCAGCCGTTTAGATAGTCGAGCGGCAGGCAAATTGTTTGCTGTTCGCCGCCTTTGGAAGGGGTGGTTATCATAACCATACCTTCACTCAAAACCGCGTGCCGCTTGATTCTGTCGTATTGCGCCTTCCAATCCAAGCCGATGTTTTCGCAAATTGGCTTCATGGCAACATAATGCTGGTTGTTTTGGGTAAATACGGGGACGGTTTGACTGTGGAAAGAGATGTTTTGAACTTGGTTCATTTTGATAGTCCTTTGGAAGTTTCTTAAATTGCCCTTATGGGCGACCGCGTGGTTAAGAACCCTCCAAAGANTCCTGCTATCGAAACAAACAACAAGGAAAGGAAATTCTAGACATGAAAAAATCACTTTAACGGAGTGATTGCCGCTTTGGAGTGGTTCTTACGCCACGGACAGGAATATAAAACAAAACCCCCTGCATATGCAAGGGGTTTTTTACTATTTCTGTTCGACCGAAACTTCCACTTTATTGTCTGTGATAACGCAATATGCCCGATAATCAATCTGCATTCCAAGCCCGTTTTTAGCCGTAAATCCACGGGTAACCAAGATATTGCCATTCTGGTTTACTCCGGTTGCCGTGTCTAAGAGGTGCGGGTCAAACGTTCCGGGATGATTCAATTGAGCTTTGATTGCCGCATCACACTGACTGATGACGGCTGAACTATCAATCTTTTTATCCTGTTCAGCGGTTGATTTCCGGCCGGAATTAAGGTCGTCAGTAGATACAAAAAAGCGTTTGCCATTCCTGCAATCTACAAAGAAAACCATTTGTTTTGCTTTCGGGTTGCTGCGCGCATCTGAAATATCAACACTTTCTACTGCATCGCATGAATCCTCCCGGGCAACATGTTCGGCTATCCTTGGCAAATAACCATTCATTTCCTTGACGGCCTTCTCGCCCCACTGTTTGTACAACTTCGGATAAGTTTTCTTATCGTACTTAAACTCCCGCACAGATGGGGCTATTTTCCCATCAATACGCTGTTTCCCAGCGGCCGCCTTCTCTTCTGGCGTTAATTCCTTTTTCGGCACAGCGCACATGGCAACAAATAGCAAGATAAAAAATCCACCTACTATTAGTTTGATTTTACTTAATCTTTTTCTTTTAACCGCAGAATTAGCTTGTCTTTGGTTGTATTGCCGCTGCCGCTCTTCTGGGTTTTGAGGTTCATTATAAAGGGCGACCTTCACCGCTTGCAGGAATGCCTCGTTCTTCTCCACCAGCATTCGGCGGCCATCAAAAAATACAACCTCTATCACGCCGCCGTCCTGCACCTCATAACCTGCAATATCAAGCAGCGCAACCTTCCCGCCACGAGAAAGAACAATACAATCTTTTTTTAAGACGGCTTTCCCTTTATGAAAATCGCCAGCCAGTATGTTGATATGTGCCATTTCTCCATCTTTCATTAAGAAGTGTTAATTTCCGCAATCATACCGCAACCGTAAAGAAAATTAAACCTTCTCAAACAGCAAATCAAAATCGTCCCCTGCTGCCTGCCGTATCGCCCCATACCACGCGGCTAGGCCTAAATCTGTCTGCGAATGCAGTGGCTGCTCGCCTCGCCGCCTGATTTCAGCCTGCAGGCGTTCCTCATAGTCTGCCTGCGACTTCGCACCGATGCCGAACGAAATACGGACAGCCTCCTGTTGCGGGGCTTCCACCTTCGCCCACGCCTGCAAAGTCAGAAACATGGCATCTTCGCCGTACCTCAAGCCGATTTCAGGCTTATGCGGGCAAACTTCCTCCCCCGTATAGCGGCCTTCGATGCTCAAGCACCGATTGAGGCTGCGCGTATCACGGTAACGACGCTCAAAAGCCCGCGCCAAGTCATTCATAAATTCAAATTCTTGCTGATTCATAGCTTGATTAACCCTTTTTCGTGCAACAAAACCAAAGTCCGCATCACACTTTCTGATTGTGCTCATTCCAACTCCTCGACCTTTACCACCAACCCGCCGCCTGCGACCGGCTCGTTTCCATACTCGGCAACAATACGTCTGACCTGATTGTCGTTTTCGTAGGCGACGCCCTGTAACGCGTCCAAACAGACTTTCAGGCAGTTGTCCAAATCCAAGCAGACTTTGCTCGCCGACCCATCCTTGTTCGCCTTTGGGATTAACTGCACTGTCAGGCTTACCGCCTTACTGGTCGGCTTGATACCATTTTCAGCGGCGATAGCGGCAACCCGCGCCTTGTATGCCACCGCCTCTTTGCTGACGATTTGACGGTTGCGGAACGTCCGCCAATATCGATTTGTGCTGATGGGGTAGGGTAAACTTAAAACTGCCATTTCAACCCCAATTCTTCGTAAACTCGTTTAGCTGCGCCTGTGTTCCAGTAGGCAGGGCTTAAAAGCGGGAATGCCTGATTTGCCTGTTGTGCGGCTTCGCGCATCAAGACGCCCATATCGACAGCAGCCTTTTCTCGTAGCTCTTGGCGTTTTTGCTTCAGTGCCTCTTTGTTGTTTTCGCGGTAATACTTGGCCTCAATGCTGACGCACACCTTGCATTTGGACTTAAACATACTGTTCCCATAGGCATCCAAGCCGCTTTTGTGATACTCGCTCAACGGCTTTTCTTCGCCGCACCTGATACAAACTTTCGTCATTTTTGCGTTCTCCATTTTTCAAATTCGTTTTTCCGTTTTGCCATCGTCGCCGCCGGCGCGGCTTCAAACTTACCTTTGTCGCACTCATAGCCGCCGAAGTAATATTTAGACCGCTCTTCAGGCGCCTTTGTGCATCTCGCAAACCCACGCATCGTGCTTTCTGATTCGGCCCTGAAGTCTGCGTGGACGCAGTGATAACATGACTCACGCACGATAGCTGCTCCAATCAAACGGGATTAATTTCCCACCACCATCACGCAGCCTGTCCCTAATGCGTGCGTCAACGTTTTGCCTAAATTCTTCAGGGGACAGATTGGTTAACACCAGCGTCGGCATAAGCCGCTCATATCGCCCGTTGATGACCGAAAACAAAATCCGACCATCCGTTTCAGACAGATTGCCCGCGCCAAATTCATCCAGTACCAGCAAATCAGGTTTCACAAACACGCCGACCGCCTCTTTCTCGCTGCCGCCGTTAAAGCTGTCTTTGACCGTCTGCAACATATCGCCTACCGTGATCACAATCGCGCTTTTCCCGTCGCCGATGATTTTGTGGGCAATGCCGCAGGCGAGATGGTTTTTCCCCGTGCCGCGCTTACCCGAAAAAATCATGTTCCGCCCGGTCTGCAAAACGTCCTCGAAGTTTTCCGCATAGTCAGCGGCGGCGGCTTTTGCTCTTGCCATTCCCGGTACCGAATCATCGACGGCATAATTTTCAATTCGGCAATTTTTAAACCGTTCTGCAATGCCTGATCGCCCGATTCGTTTTGACAGTTCGTCGCGTTTCGCTTCTCGGCGCAGCGTTTCCGCGTATGCCGCCATCTCGTCCGCCGCTTTCAACTTTTGGCAGACAGGGCAACCGGTCCACACGCCGCGAAAAATGCTTTTTGACGTGTATTCGCCATGTTCAGCGCATTGCCGTTTTTCGGTTTTTGCACCGCCGTAACTTTTCAAAAAATCAGATGCGCTTTTCAAAGCCATTTCCAAATCCCTTAAAAATCAGTTGTCGGCTTGTCGCCGTATTTTCTGCCGTCCATGACATCGGCGGTTTGGATGTGCGTCAGGCCGCCACGATTTACAGACCTGCCGAAAGTTTTGTTTTTCAGCCATTCAGCCCTGAAACTGCCCCAGCCGTTGCCGATGGCGTATTCCACTGCTTGCGCCGCAGTCATCCCGCATTTTTCCGCGTCTGCTGCAATCAGGCGCATAGCCGTTTCTGTCAGCGGCTGCCGTTTTGCTTTGCGGATTGTCAAAAAGTCTTCAGCGATTTGCCCGGCAATTCCATGTTCTGCCAACAGCGCCAAATCGGCTTCGTGTTTGGTCGGTTTTTTCGCCGTTTCCTCGCGCGCTGTATTAATATCTACGTTAGTAGATATTTGTTTTTTGTATTTTGTATTTATGTGACCCCCCTTTTTTGGGGGTGGTCCACCCCCCATTTTCGGGGGTGGTGTTACCCCTTTTTTGGGGTCTGAAATTAAAAAATATTCGTTCGGTAATCCGATTCTGCTTTGCTTGCCAATCAGTCCCAAATCGACCAACTCGTTAATGGCTTTCTGAACCGTTTCTTCTTTCTTGATTCCGGTAAATTTTTGAATCTGCGAAATCGAAAGACTGTCATGCGTTTTCTGCCAACCCCTTGTTTTTCGAACAATCAAGATGTAGCATTTAAGGGCGTTCCCGCTCATTTGCGACAGGTATTCATCGATAACCGCATTTGCGATCTGAAAACTGTTTGGGATAAATTCGTTCATGGTTCAATTCCCGCTTTTGCTATTGAGTAATGCGCGACAGGTCTTTTACAGTTGCCGACCTTGTAACGCGGTCTGTTAAATTCAAATCCACGGCTCTCTAAATCCGTTATTCGCGCCCCAAGCTGTGTTATCTTTAGCTTTTCGTATGCCTCGAAAGATGTGATGTGTCCGTTTTCGCGGATATACGCGACAATCTTCTTGCATTGCGTTTGTTTTTGGTTCATAATTCAATTCTCTCTTAGTCTTACCTGAATCGTTTCCTCGCAATTCAGGGGAATCGCCCGCCTCGTGCGGGCTTTTCTTTTGGTTATTTACTTTTTGCGCCTTTTCTTGCCAACTCAGGCCAAATCTTTTCCCAGTCATCTGGAAACATTTCCTGTCGTGTTACTTCGCCTTTCGTTGCCTTTTCAATCAATGCCGCCGACTGGACAGGAACACTTCTAACGCCTCGCGCAATCTGATTGATGAATGCCGGTGAAATCCCCGTTTTCTTTGCCAAGTAAGATTGATTCCCGCGAATAGCGCAATATTCAATTAAGTTCATATTTCAACCTTGCTATATTCAATTTAGCAATAGTATAGCAAAGCTATTTTCAAAAAACAAGCAAAATAGTAGCATTGTTATATATAGCGTTGCTTTATAATTTAAAACATTGATTTAGCTGGGAGTAAAGAAATGAGCAGACTTGATAAAGTGAAAGAATTGATTGAAAAACGGTTTAATGGCAGTCAGGCAGAGTTTGCCCGAGCCATCGGAAAAGCACCGGCACAGGTTAACCAGTGGTTTAATGGCTATCGGAATATAGGCAATGGCGCGGCGGCTCACATTGAGGACGTACTATCTCTATCGCGCGGCTGGCTTGATAGCAAAGAAACTGCCAGCCGACTTGAATCAAATGCCAAGCCACTTGGAAAAATAGACGAATGGGACAACGACACGCCGTTGTCTGAAGATGATTGTGAAGCCCCACTGTACAAAGAAATTAAGCTATCAGCCGGGAACGGCTTTGCGGACGATATAAAGGACTACAACGGCTACAAGTTGAGATTTTCGCGCAACACACTCAGGAAACACGGTATCAGCCCTGAAAACGTAGTCTGCGTGATGGCCGATGGGGATAGCATGGAGCCGGTATTTCCGAGCGGTGCGACATTGGGCATTGATACCGGCAGCAAGAATATTCGTGATGGGCAGATTTACGCCATCAATCACGGCGGACTTTTGAGAACTAAGATTTTGCACAAGCTGCCCGAAAACAAGGTCAGAATCAGAAGCTACAACCAGTCGGAATATCCTGACGAAGAAGCGAGCCTAGACGACCTGTCGGTCATCGGGCGCGTGTTTTGGTGGAGCGTGATGGTTTGACAAATTCCTCCCGGGAAATCTCAAAAAATCAGATTTATAGATTTACACAAAGTGTAATTTTCATAGGGAAAAGAAAAGCAATGTTGCAGATACAGACAATAATGGACCGTGCAGAGCAAGGTATTACCTCGCCATTCATCTGTATGGCGGAGAATAGTCTGGAATATTTCGTCAAAGGGCTGCATGCCGCCCGTGCGAGCCAAATAAACGAATGGATAGGTGGAAACATGGCGCAGGCTTTAAGTTTGCCCGTTGCCCCGTTTGACCTGTTGGAAGTAGGAGAAGAGCTGTACGAAGAATTACCCGCAAGGA